CTTTTAAGTGTAGAGTCAACTACAGTTCTAGTAGTTACCAGTGTTCCTTCTGTAAGATCGATACCACTGAAACTTGCAATGCCATTTGCAACTTCCGCTCTTGTATCTTCCTTTACAACAAACTGATATGTACTATCATCATAATTTGTAATAAATCCTGTTCCCTTCTGTAATACGATAAACTCAGGAGGGTTGTTTGGTATAGTGACAGTAAAATCGATGACTGCACTCGCAGCAGTAATTGACTTGGGTGTATATCCCAGTTGCTTTGCAATAGAGACAACATTGTCTCTCAGAGTCGCACTATCAAGAAACAACTCGTTTACCACCATGTTCGTATTGAACGCAGTGTAGTATGTGTTATACGCTAACACATCAAGTAAGTTACTGAGTACAGAACCATCAAAGTCGTAGTCTGTAAAATCAGTCTGCGCTCTCATGTATTCCTTAAGCGCAGTCTTAATCTCAGTAAATCCTAGATTATTAAGCTGAGTGTATGGCATTTATCTTGTGCGAGTCAGGAAGAAATCTACTGACACATTAGGAAGTTCCGTTCCAATAATGTCAAACGTTAATGCAATCTCAAAACCATTCTCATCAAAGTTTGGTTCTGCTCCGATTGACAAAATTCTAATTCTTGGTTCGTGTCTCATAAGAGTCTCACGAATGTTTGAAGTGATTAGCGCAGCAGTAGCAAAATCTAATGGCTCAAATAAAAAGGAGCGAAGACCACCCCCCAAATCGGGATTGAATGGTCTCTCTCCTCTATCAGTTAATAGTAATGTTAGGATCGCTTGTTTGATTGCGGCAGCATCCTTAGTAACAACCAGATCGTCAGTAACTGGATGCTTCTTAAAACTAAGATTCAAATCCTTGAAGGATTGTGTCAGAGCTTTTGCCACAACATAAGTAGAAGATTACTACTTATTTAGTCAGTCGGTCCAACGCTCAATAAAATCGTTCATAGCATCCTTACGACGCTTCTGTTCTGCAGCTTTCTTAAGATACTTTTCACTGTCATATTCACTGATCAGTGTCATGCCGCTACGAATAAACTCATCACCTTTATCGACAGATCCGTCTAGGTGTTGTGGATGTCCCATCATTTGTTCTCCTCCGTTAGTAGTTGTGGATCAGAACTTTTAGTGGGGTTGCTATCCCGTTCTGCTGATGTGGTCCAGAAATATTCGTCGGTGTCTCCAAGGCGTCCCCAGGCGGTTCCGTTCTCTACTTGGTATTCTATAGTCGATACCTTGAAGTCGGGCGTCAGGGGCGTCTCAGGTGTGATAGAGAGATCGTATACACGCATCCTGTTATTAGGATACAAAGCAAACTGACCATTCTCTAATGCAATGCAATTATGTGACTTGTGCTCGGCAGGCACTTCACTTACATTATTATCTATAACATCAATGTTCGCGTGATAGTTATCTAATGTAAACAAATACTGACCGCGCATCAAACCATGGTCCCTAGTTCTCACTTCAATATCCATAGAACTAATAAAACCTTTACTGATGCATCCTACACCGTAGTCCATACAGTTCCAGAATTGTAAATTGGGTAAATCCATATCTACATTCGGAGTTTTCGGCGTTCGGAGGAACGCGCTTATCGGTAATTTATCATACAAAGCACCATACTCGGGTAGGTAAGTCTCAAAGTAAAAAGCACGCCCAGGTATCGACTTTGCAGATACCCAGACGCCTCTAACGAACTCACCATGCCCATCCTGATGGTCGCGAAGATATTCTTTACGAACCCATACAGTCTCAGCAGGCAAATTGCAAATCAGATTCATTTGCCCTGACCGCGATAACGCTTACGCTTACCGTTGCGAGAACTGGCACTATACTTCGTGTGCTGCCCCGAACCCTGACGAGTTTTTTTGGGTTTGGATTCGATGGTGGGTCCGCCACTGATACCAACTTTTGCTCGAGCCATAATTAAGGATTTACTTTTGAACCAATTACTATTGTAGGATGTTGGAACGGTCCTGTCAAGTGTCTAGGTGTATTTCCTGCTACCAACTGAGCTTCGTCCCCAGTAACCGCAGGTAACTGCTTATTGATGAAGACAGTTTTGTTCACGGTCGGTCGAATGACTCGCTGTCCTGGTTGACATGGTAAAGGAATCAGTGGATTGATCTTGACACCAGCAACTGGAGCAGGTACAGATCCCTGATGGTATATCTTGACTGGTTGTCCGTTCGATACAACCGTTGTAGGAAACGGAGTACCTCCAAGGGGCGAAGCAGGATATGTACAGTTACCATCAGTCGATGTTGTATCTACTGTCTCTGGTCCAACTAGGTTTGGCATATCTTTAGTTGACGTACTTGCCCATCAGAGCAATTTTATTATATAGTTCGTCAAGTGCCTCAGAGATCTTCAGGTAACTTTGGGAGTGAGGCGGCTTGTACATCAATTGGGGGTTTTCTAAAGCCTTCACCCTCAATTCCAGTCGCTCTAACTTCTCGTGCAGCTGTAGGAGTAGCTCTTTGCACTCGTTCGTCGTCAATTGGTTTTCTTGAGTCATCATCTTGTCCTGTGAATCGTTGTGCTGCAGCTGCTTCAAATTGATCGCAGAATGCATCGAAGTTATTCAGTATATCTTCGTAGAAATTGTCTTTGGTCATAGTCCCATCATCTTTCCGAATGTGGTTGCTTTTCCTCTCCCTGGAAGATCACTCAGTGGATCGTTTGCAGGGTCCTTGCTGAATCTCAGGTCCATTTCCAGTTCCTGGAATTTTTTCTCAAGGGCGTCAATACGCTCATTGATCTTTCTCAAGGCATATGTAATTTCAGAATCCATAACGACTTTTTGGGCGAATTTTTTGCTGGGAAATTTTTTTGGATTTCATGGTTTTAAAAAAACCATTTCCAAATATATTTATCGGTCGCTGGGAAACGTTTGTAGGTTAGGAAGGACCCGCTTTTTTCGCTTGGCGCACCTTACATATAACAAAAGGGGCAAATTAACTGCCCCTCAGTGTTACTCTGTGATTAGTAGTTGCAGCAGAGTTCTTCTAACATTTCATCCATTTCTTCACGGTCGATGTTGCTATCTTCCCACATCAATCCATCACCGTTGGTCATTGAGAATGCCTGCAGATATGGCACGAGTCGATCATATCCAGAGTGACCATAAATGCGAGCGGTGCGATACAAATGCTCTTCATTGTTGATCCACAGTGATGCACACCATGTCTCCCAGTTTGCCCATCCGTTGTAGGTGTTGTCTGTCATGTGTTGTTGTTTGGTTGATGTCTTAATTATAGGAGGGAAGAGCAGCAGTGCCACCACGCATGTGGCAGTTCACCCACTGTCCCAATGACCTGTCGCCTGCGATCATCAGTGCTACGATGTCACGCTTGCGGGTCTTGAATGTGTACTCTGCCGATGGCGTCTTGAACCAGCGAACCTTACAGGTGCCCGTGAACGGGTTGACTCTCAGCGTCCACACGCTGCGGGAGATGCTGGGCGAGGTGCAGGAAATGTCGATCATGGTGTTGAATTCAGTCGCGGTCAGAAATGTTCCAGATGCCCCAGTGTCCACTGTCCATGTCCTGATCATCCATCAGGGCGAGGCGGCGGCATTCACGCTCACGCTTCTCCTGCTCCATCACCTGCAGGGCGATGCTCCGAAGTTCGGGTGTGGTGGCGAAGATGCCGTTGGAATCGAAAGTCATTGGTTTGTTGTTCATGCACTTATTATAGGGGGCGCTGCCGTCAGTTGGTCACGGGGTAGACCACTTCGTCAGGCGTCACCCTCACCCAGCGCATTGCTGCCACTGTGCCTAGTTTCCAGATCATGGCGTCTTCTCCTAGGTCAGCGGCGAGACGATAGGCGTCGTTCATGTTGTCGGCATAGTCGCAACCGATCGGATCGAAGTCGGACCAGTCGGCGGGTTGAACTGCAAATTTCATGCTGCTTTGTTGAGTTGTTTGGCGATGTTGTTTGCCACGAACGGGCGGGGTCGATATGGTATGGTTATTTGCTGCCCTGACGGGTGGCGAAAGACCATGTGCTTTGACCCATTGCGGTGCAGGACCCAGCCCCGCACCTTAGCAAGTTTGACTAGTTGCTTTGGCGTCATCAGACGAATGCCGTCTCGGTTTGCAGTTCAGAGATTAGCACTGCCTCCTGACGGAAGGCGCGTTTGTAATCATTCGCAACATCTACGAACAGCGGCATCATCTCAGCAACCTGAGACTGGGGCATCTCAATGTAGAAGATCTTGGTCTCCTCCATCTCGCCTTTCCAGAAACCGACGCCATCGATGAAAGTACCGAATTCAAACCGTGGCATGATGCTAGTACGGATGAACTCGTCCATCATTCCGTCGCTGACTTTGCCTGCGTTGGGAATGTTGCGTCCCATTGTGATTTCGAGTCGGATCATGTGTCCTGTGTTGTTGATGTCTTTATTATAGGGGATGGGGTGACCAATGCCACCCACACTGTGCCACTACTGCAACTGGTCCTCGAAGCGTTGATTTGCAATTGCTTCTAGGGCATCCTGATCCATATCACCAGCGTTGAACTGGTGATAATATTCTTCGAGCACCTCTTCAAAGATGCTCTCTAATATTGACTCATGATGTAGTGTGCTCATCATCATTCTCCGTGAAATGCTTCATGTGCATCTAGGACGAAATCAATGACTTCATCTGTAGCACTGCAACTGAATCTGTCACAGAACCAGTCGAGTGTCATTTCTGCTGACCACATTGTGTCGAGCATGAATGCTTGAAGTTCAAGCAGGTTGTCATCGTTGATGACTGCGTTGATGTTTTGTCTCATGTGCTTATTATAGGGCAGGGGGTCAGCAGTTCAACCCAGGTTGTGCCACTACGGGAACTGGTCCGTAGATGTGGTTCATGAGGTCCCGCACCCTCTCGCGGTCTATACTGTCACCGTCGCCCCAGTCCCAATGATCCATTGCATCATTACATCTATCAAGGTACATTAACAATGCATAGGAAATTTGTTCCTTAGTTCTGTTCTGTGCATACATGCCACCCTGTCCATAATAAGAGTAGACATAGTTGATGAATTCGTTGAAGTCTTTCATTAATGAAAAAATCCTGTACATCTATACAATAGATGATCAGGATTTAATTGCAACACATAGTGTGACAGTTTTAAGATTGGGTGGTGTAGTCTACCTCAACAATGCCTGGGGTGCTATCATCAAAGAACAATTAATAATCGTCCTGATCATACATCTCAGCAAGAATCTCTTCGTTATTCATGACTGCCCCCAGGGTGAATAT